CTGTGTCTATCTAAATTGGCTCTATCGCTAACTTTAATTTTTGGTAGTGAACATTTTTCTAAATGCCTTTGTACAGTACCATCGCCCAATAAAATTTGATTTATTAATGGATATATCAAATATCTTTTAATATATTCACTATCGGAAATTTCAGAAGAAAAATCAACTTTTCTATCTATGTCTTTAGATTGATTTGTGTGTAAATTTGTAAGTGATTTTGTTGCTGAACCCGTTAAACGTGGTTCACACTTTGGTATTGTATTTGAATCGGTAATATAAACATCACCATATTGTTCTTTTAATCTTTCAATAGCATCTTTATGTGTTGCAACGAACTCTTCAATGTTTCTATGACATGGATAAAAGATAACAATAGGTGTTCCTGTTGATTTATCAATTACTTTATGACCAATATGTTCACCAGTTGCTTTACCACCTCTAAATTTTTGACCTGTGGTTTTATAGTCACCCTCATCACCAGGTTCACTCATAATCGGCTCCCATGATTTTTCAATTCCTTGTTGTTTCTTAAAATCCGCCATCTCATCAACCTCAATATGAGATTCAACAAGTTGTGACATTAAGTCTTTTTTTAATATTTCTTTCATTGATAGATATTCTTATATGTATATAAATACTACAATTATAGTATTTGTATTATTTATACATTCATTTTAAGAACGCAAGAAAGATGGTCAGTATTTACCAAGTAATCTCCGTCCACCTCAGAGGTGTCTTCACCACAATATTGACACACCCATTGGTTTGGTTTACTTTCTTCTGGTGTCACATTGAAGTTTTCATAATAAAACTGTCTAATTTTACCACCTAACTCAGCGTCATTTGGGTACGATTTAATGTAATGTCGAGGTATCGTTATCATATCTCGACCACTTGAGTCTCCTTTAAAATAACACGAGGTACATAATTGCCCCGCTCCTTCGATGTAACCTGTTCTGTAATCAACGTGTGTGTTCATGTCTACCGTGGTTTCTTTACCACATAAAATACAAATTTCATTAGGCATATAATAGTTTTAGAATACTAATATACAATGTTTATTCGATAAATCCAAAATAATGATGAAATAATATTATTAAGCAACCGTTAATGCAATTCGATTAACTTCTCCAGCAATTTTATTAATAACAGGTTCATAATCTGCACTTGCATATCTATTACCGTCCTTATTAACAAAATTTTGAACCAAATCATTTGCCGTTTTACCACCTGTTAGGTAATTTTTAGCAATTAGATTGTAATAAGTGTTGATACCTATTTGAACATCAGAGTGTTGAACATTTGACCCACTGTCGGTGTTCCCAACATTAAATGGATTCTTGGTTCTAATAGGTCTACTATTAGGGTCACCGTTACCAATACCACCTTCGGCAGCTAAGTGAGCTAACGCTAATTCAGGTGGAACGTATTTTTTATAATTAACAAACGCACCTTTAGCTCCTCTTGCCATCATTTCACCGGTAATGTTTAATAAATTTGGTTTTCTACTATCAATAAATTTCTGAGATATTTCAGCATATTTTCTATAACCTTCGTCGGTATTTAAATCTATATCAGTGAATGATGCACCTCCACCAGTAAGAACTGCCGCATCGATGTATTTTTTAAGTTCCTCAGATGTTACACCCTTTTGTTTTAATAATTCAATAAGTTTGTTTAACATATCAGGATTTGCATAAACATTGTCTTGTTTCACACCTGAAGTTAAATCTAACCCATCTTTATTAATATAGTCCATTGGATTAACCAACTTACCGTCTTTGTATAATTCAAAATGTAAATGACGACCAGTACTTCTACCGTGACCTGGATCATCAATTTTACCGCCACTAACACCTAAGATATCGCCAGTTTTAATGACCTGTCCTTTGGTAACGTTAATTTCTTTAGCATGACAATATCTACTTTTAAAACCTCCACCGTGTTGGACTGCTATTGTTCCTCCACAAGCGTCGTCTCTTATTTCAGCATCAACAACAGTACCATCTGCAGGTGATTTAATCTGTTCTTGGTCTGCAGCTAAATCCACACCAGGATGATTACCCCCATTTCTTGGTCCGAACGGTGAGTTAATTTTTAAAGTACTTAATGGAGATTCAAGAGTCGCCTCATTAATTGCCCCATCCTTTATATTGTTATCTGTTTTAAATTTAACAACTGCAGCCGCAGTTTCGGGACCAAATAAACCATCAACACCGTGTTTAGGAAGTTGGTACCCCAACATCATTAACCCAATTTGCATAGATTCGACCTCTTTTTGAAAGGTCATTGTTCCCTTTTCTTGTTGTTTTAACCCACCATTTTGTGATGATTGTTCTAAAGTATTGTAAAATTGACTAACATCGTCATTTACTAAATCGGCCTTTATTGGGTCATCTACTTTTTTATCGTTTCCTTTTAAACCAACCGACCTTAATACATTGTCCAAAAATCCCTCCTCAATTAAGGTTTTACCATAAGTGAGTGTGTGAATTCTTTTTAAATCTTCTTGTAATGACCTTTTCATATTAACATAAATACATGGAAATTACATAATCTGATGTTTATCGTTTTCATTATCTTCATCTTTTTCAAACAAACCGAATAAATCGTCTCCTTTATAATCAGGGTGGTTTTTTTGCATATAATCAATACCAACAACCCATCTCCATGAGATAAAACCAATGACGATGAACATTATTCCAAAAACCGGTAAGTATTCCATATATCTATCTGTTTAATTTAAGTATGCACTCTTCAACTTTATCTCTCAACCTACCACCAACTCCGTGGTCACCATCCACTTGAACGTGTCTCCACATTGGTGTTTTTGGTGTTAACCATTTGAATGTGTGATATAAATCCAAATCATCAATGGCAATCCAATTAGATATCTTATTGTCTTTAGCCCACTTAACAACTTGCATCGCCCTTTCATGTTCTAATGATGTTCTACTCATCTTATTCCACAGAGAGAACTGACACGTCATATCTAATAAGTTTGACCCGTGGATGCCATAATGTTGGAATATGTCTTTCATTTGTTTAAATGCAAATTGGAATCTCCAATCGGAACTTAAAACTAACTTTGCGTTAGTTTCATCTAATATAGTTTTAAGAGCATCACAATCTTCTTTAACCCATGGGTATGGAATTGTAAACTTCGTATGTCTATCACCGTTGATTGTAACAAATCCCTCATTCCAAGTTCCCCAAGCTAAGGGTCCGTCAATGTCAATGAAAATTATCTTCTGTCTCATTTTGTAAAATTACTAAAATTCTTCTTAAATTCCTTTTGGTATATTTTTAATTCTTTTGTGTCCATTCCATTATATAAACCAGTTGACATAAATGCTTGGATTTCATCATCAATAATTTTCTTATCATCAACATAACCCATTTTTATAAGTTTCTTGTTTAACTTTTCATAATGAATTGGTTTGATGTTTTTAATTAGATTTGTGACGTTATTTTTATATTCTTTATTTGTAAAATATAATCCATGTGCAATTTCGTGGTTAGTTGTTCCTTTATCTTTTGAACTTGCTCCAATCAAATACCAATTACATCTTGTATTATTATTTTTATTTTGTGAATCAATCGCACAATAAAAATAAATGTCATTCATAATTTTATCATACTCAGTTTCTTTATGGAATATGTTGTTGGCTTTTTCCATAACATTACTTGGGATGTTATATCCAGACCAATCATCAGGATATGTGAATGTTTTTTTCTTCCAAGCCAACTTATAATGTCTCATGTACTCCATCCATGTGAATGGTTTACCTCTGAATTTTTTATATGGAGATTCGTAAAACTCTTGGTACCTACAGAACAACATTGCCCTATCGTAATCATCATCTATCTCAACACAATAGATAAATGGTTTTATTTCTTTTACTTTACCCTTAACTAACGGGTGTTTAATTTTCATTTATAATTTTTCATTTATATAATTTATAATACTGTTCGCAACTATTTTGTGAGCCTCAATCCCCATATGCTCATCCGTAGCCAAACCATTAGTTTCATCTTTGATTAATAATTTTTGTTCAGTTAACCAATGGGTCATTGGTGTGGTGTTGTATGGCCAATTTGGTCCTTCAAACCAAATGTAATTGTAATCACCTTTTACTTTATTTCTAAATAAAAAATGTTGGAAATCACCAGTATCAATCAATATGTATTTGAGATTATTTAATTTAAAATAAGAAAGTAATCCCAATATTCCCCTCATCCATTTATCTAATTCTAAATCATAATCAACAAACGCCTCAAAATATGATGATATAACTTTATGTATTTTATGTAAATCTTTTTTATCATGGCCTCCTGCAAAATCTGTTGGGTCGTCTGGTGATAATATGTTCCCTATTGTCATATTAACCATACGTTTTAATTCATTTGAATAGACTTCTTCTCTCCAACCTGGTGGTATTTCAATAATGAATAGTGTTTCATTTAAATCATTAATATTTTTAAATATATAATCATAAGTTAGTCTTAATAATCTATGTACAGATCCACCAAAGTCTCCTTCATTTACCACCGGTACGTTAAAGTGTTTACCAACAATAGTTGGGTATGCAACATCTAAATGATTTTTAATTTCCAAATTAAAAATTTCTTTATAAACTTTTTTAACTTCGGGCCAATTAAATCCACCGCCAATACATTGACTACCACCACTTATGTATATTTTTTTTATATTCATTATAAACAACTTTTTAATATTTCTTTACAAAGGTCTTCAGGGATTTTACTTCTTTCGTAAGCATTTGCTCTACCTTGAGTTCCAGTACGAGAACCTCTCGGTGCCGCAACATGACAAGGGTCACCATTCTTACACATAGGTTTTGGAACCCACATATCACTATTAGTCCATATGTCAGTTGGTTTCATTCTTTCGTCTCCGTATTGACAGTATGTGACAGAATTCTTTTTCAATCCTTTAACCACATCTAATTTACGAAGAACTCCACGTGGGTTTTCCATAAACCAATATGTTGGTTGAAAGTAATTGATAATTTCTAATGTCTTTTTAACTAATTCAATACCTAATCGAGCGGTATCTGTTTTGGGGATGTACGCCCCTTTACCACCTGTCCAATGATGTCCTATTGCAGCAACACTAAATCCTGTACATGGTGGTGAAGCCCAAATGATATCAGGTTTAAACGGGACTTTTGTGACGTCAAAGTCCAATATACTTATTGGGTAATCAATACCCTCAAACTCAATTAAATCGGAAGAGAAAACCTCCATTCCAAGTTCCTTAGCAATCTTACCAACTGAACGACTACCAGCAAATAATTCTAATACTTTCATAGATATAATATAATGAAAAATACCGATTAAAAAAAATCAAATTATCTTTGGAGTACTTTTAATTGAGTTAAATATTAATTCAGCTAATACTTTGTTTGATTTTGTACCGATGTGTAAATCATCCCACTTTCCATTTGTTTCATCTTTAATTGTTTCTAATCCCAATCCTGATACAAATTTAATATTTTGATTAAATACGATGTTTCGATTATCGTCTATGATATTAATTATTTTAGGTGGTACCCAATATAACGCGTAACATTTAATATTATGTTTTTCTAAATGATTAAATAGGGAATATACACGTTGCATTTCATACCAACTTCTTCTTTCTTCAAATTTAGAAAGATAACTTACCAACACATATTTGTCATCTTCAGTTAAATTAAATGATTTTAAATTTTTAATCACATCATCATCTCGAACAACAAAATCTTTCCATTTAAAATCAATATCCTCAAACCTAAAATATGCATTTTGAAAAAATTGAAATTGGAAAAAAACAATCTCAGCGTTATTAATAATATCATTTAAATTATTAATAAAGACATTAAGATTGTTAACTAAATTACTACCTGGTATTCCAAGGTTAACATAATCCATACCCATCATTTTAGATAGATAATTTGGGTAAGTAACGTGAGTATAATTTAAATTTAAGTTTTCAGGAGTATGTATTCCCGCAGTGTGACTATCACCAATGTAATATATCATAATGAAAAACTTTCACCACAACCACAAGTTCGACTTGCCTGTGGGTTAATCCAATTAAAACCCTTTCCATTTAATCCATCAGAGTAGTCTAATTCAGTACCATATAGATATAATACTGATTTTTTGTCTATGATTACCTTTAACGAACTTAAATCAACCACTTCGTCCATATCTGTTACAGTATCATCAAAATCCATTGCATATGATAATCCACTACAACCACCTCCTTTAACACCAACACGAAGATAATGAGTGTCAGGATTAATCCCCTGATTCATCATTAATTCAATAACATGATTAAGTGCCTTTTCTGAAACTGTAACCATCTTAATTATATTTTAAACCAAAGAATTCATAGTTTTTATGAACGTATTCTTCTTCACCCGCTTTTATTGCCAAATCTTCATCTTCATAAATTGCACTAACGGGACATTCAGGAACACACGCTCCACAATTTATACAGGTATCTGGGTTTATGTATAGTTGTCCACCAGGAAACGCATATCTACCTTGTTCACTCACTTCAGAACCTGAACCTTCAATGTTTATTGGTCCGTGAATACAATCTACTGGACAAGCATTTGCACAAGCTGTGTCCATACAATCAACACAAGCTTTTCCAATAATAAAACTCATAATTTATATTTTTTATATATGTGATTCTTCAAAGATTATTTCCTCTAACCCTTGTTTTTTTCTGTAATCGTTTATCGCAGATTTGATTGCGTCTTCCGCCAATACTGAACAATGTATTTTTACAGGAGGTAAGTTTAATTCTTCAACTAAATCCATATTATCGATGGTTAACGCATCATCAATAGTTTTACCTTTTAACCATTCTGTAGCAACCGAAGATGACGCAATCGCAGAACCACACCCAAAGGTTTTAAATTTTGCATCAATAATGATACCATCTATAACTTCAATTTGTAATCTCATCACATCACCACACTCGGGTGCTCCAACTAATCCCGTACCTACATTAGATTTACTTTTATCCAAAGTTCCCACATTCTTTGGGTTAGAATAATGGTCTAACACCTTATTTGAATATGCCATTTGTATTTGTTTATATGATAAATATCATATTTTCTTTTTAAAAAGGTCTTTAAGTTTTTTACCCGGTTTTGTAATTCTACCTTTATCATCCATTTCGGGTGCACTATACATACTATATGCAATAAACAAACCACTAAGAATCATTAATGAACCGATTATTTCAAATGTTTTCATATTTTTATAGTTTAGGTTTTCCAAATTTGCCACCAACGTTTTTTAGGTGCGGGTAAACATTGTGAGAACGGGTTATCACCAAATGAAACCCTGTTCAAATATTTTACTGATATCATATTCATAAACACTTCTTGATATTCTTCAGGAATGGTATCAAAATCGGCCTCAATTTTAATGTTCATTGATACCGTTCCATTATCTGGTGTGGTTAGGTAGAGTGTTTGATATGTGCTAACTAATCTTGATGATTTCATTGACATGTTATTCCCCCCACCTAAAAATATCTCAGATTCTTTTTTACTCATTTACTCTGTTTGTGTTGCTTTAATTAATTCTATTTCTTGAACTGCTTTAGGATTTTTTTCTTTATAAATTTCTAACGCAACCTCATATCTACCCGCTTCAGTAAAATTAATAAAGGATTCATCACGAAGACTATCGGATAATGTTTGTAAACTATCAATATGTTTTGATGAAGATATTTTAAGTTCCTGATAGACTCTATCTTTCTCAAAATATTCGAATGACATTATTGTCAAACCTAATAATGTCATTGCTAAACCCGCCCTAAATTTGGTTTCGGTTGTCATTAGTCTAAATTTTTAATGTCAGTTAATGTTTTTTCTACATCTTCTTCCGAAAGGTAACCAAGTACATCATCAGTAATTGGTGTTTCATATGATATATGTCCATCTTTACCAAAGATAGCAATTTCATATAAACCGTTCTTACCTCCGTAAGTGTGTTCACCTTTAACAATACTAGCTCCGTAACCATTTGGAAACTGAACTATACATTGATTTCCTATCCCCATCGGGTGTGGTTGAAAGTTGAGTTCTTTGAACACTACTGTGTCGAAGTTGTTCGTTGGTCTTTCTGTTGTTTTCATCTTTTAATTTTTTTACGAATGCTTGAGTTAAATAATAATTCATATTTAAAATATTTCTTCGGCGATACCTAAACCTTCAGCTAATACGAATAATAATGCCGAACTTTTAAAATCACCATTAAATAAAAAATAACACGCTCCAAATCTTATAATGGACTTTATGATACTAATCCAAAAATGACTATTTGTTTTTGATTCTTTCTGTTGCATAATCTAATATAGTTAAATTTTCTTGAATTTCAAAATCTTTTTAGATTCCACATAATTGTCAATGAAATTAATTCGTTGACCAATCCAATACATAACGTTGACAGTCATTGAATTACCAATGGCCCCTTTAACGGAAGAATAACTTGGTTTTTTACCGTTAATTTCAAAATCAAGGTAACCATCAGGAAACCCTTGTAATCTTTCTAATTCACGTTCAGTAAACCTTCTAATACCTTCTTTATCCGCCCAATAGTTTGATGTTGATACTTTACCAAAACCATCGACCAATGTTTGAGCATAAGATTTAGTTACCGTACCAGCGAGTTTAATTTGTCCAAGAATATTTTGGGTGTACTCATCCCTCTTGATTCTATTCTTTTCTTCAACGCTTTCAAAACATCCTTGCTCAAATAATACTGAGAATGGGATTTTCCAGTTTTTTCCACGATATCCGACAATATAGATTCTTTTGCGTCGTTGGGGAACTCCGAAGTATTGGCTGTCGAAAACCCTATAAGCGATTGAGTATTCTTCACCTTGGACAACACCTTGTTTGTCAAGACTTTCTGGTTTGAAGTCAACACCTGTGAAAGAGGAGATGATTTCACATAAGGATTTTTTGTGTTTATCTTTAAAAACGCCCTCGACGTTTTCCCAAATGAACCATCTTGGTCGTTTTTCTTTAAGAATTCTTCCATACTCAAGGGAGACTCTACCACGGATGTCATCCATTCCTTTGTTGAGTCCGGCATCGGAAAAAGATTGACAAGGCGTTCCTCCGACCAATAAGTTGAATTTGATTTTTTTGTAGCTTTCATGCTCGTTTAGTTTAGTGATGTCTGAAAATAAATTTGTACTTGGATAATGATGAGATAATACTTTTTGTGGGAAGGATGCAAAATCACAAAGACCCACACATTCCCAATCTAATGGCGACCAAGCTACGGTAGCGGACTCAATACCGCTACACACGGAAAAATACTTCATGTTGTTTATTGTTTAGTGATGAAACAAAATTAAGTATTAATTATGAAATTCCAAAAAAAATAAGAATATATTTTTAATTAAAATATATATTGAAAATCAATTAGTTATGATTGAATATTTTTCTTTTTTCCACTCAATATTTGTGTGATGTTTAAATCTTGAGGTTAAAATTATAGTCGCATCATTAAAAATTTTATTGACTGGTGTATTGGCCTTTCCAAATGATTGGATTAGGTGTCCTTTTCGATATTGTAGATTGATTCTTTTCCGATTAAATTGTATCGCAACAAAAATATAAATGGCTCCGTGTGGAAACTGTTTTGACATACAGTTTTTCATTTTGTGACCCTCAATTCTAAAGTCATCCTCATTCAATATTAATTTTGGTTTAAAGACTTCACCATCAATTACGATTTCTCTTTCAATGTCATTAATAAATTCTTCAGGTAAATTGTATTTTAACTTATACCCTCTTGAAAAGTGTCGTTTAATTCCAGACCAATTCTCATATAAATTATCAAAGTCTCCATCGTTTTTTGATGTGTATTTTAAATCAATACCCTTTTGTTCTAACTGTTCCCTTATTGTGAATAATTTATTTAAGGAGTATATTAATGAATCTGTTTTGATGCTCTCGGTCTCCCATTTATTTATGGTTAGAACCATGTAATTTTTTTCCGAGTCATTTTTTAAATAATGTAACTTTTTATTTGGAACATTTTCATAACAATGTCGATCCCAATTAATTTGTTTTAAATAATCAATATAGTTTTCTCCAAATAATTTACATAAATAATTAAGTGAACCTATTTGTATTTTTCTGCTAAAATTTTTATTTAATTCACCAATTAGGTATTTAGATTTTATCCCATAAGAGTCCAAAATTGATGGTAGAAATTTATAATCATTTTTAATTAACCATTTCTTTTTTGGGTATTCGGTTTGTATATCATCATATACACCATCATGTCCTTTAATTCCTTTCATATCTAAATGAAAATCAACAATTAATGTATATAAATTAAACACATCTGAATCGGGTTGATAGTTTTTGTTTATTAAAAAGTCAGATTTAAATTTAACTCTTAGTAAATTTAAAATAATATTAAACATATTTTCAATCGACCTATTATATTTTACTCCCCAATATCCTTTTCTTTTTTCTCCACGAACATATCCATTCTCAATTAAATCATGTAACATACTAAAATCATTTCTCTTGGTTTTAGTGGTTGTTTTGAATATACGTTCATTTGTTAATCCATCATTTATTATATCATATTTCACATTGATATCTCCATTGTTTGTGTCAATTTCCAACATGTGTTCAAATGTTACGTGTTTCCTGTTACCATACCTCTGATAATTAAATTCAAAAACTGCCGAATATATAATTGTACTTCCATCGTAAAATAATTTTAAACTACAAGTTGAGTTACCATCACTATTTTTTTCCGACTTTTCTTGATTGTGTTTAAATAAAAAATCCATATAAGAAATATATATGGATTTTATTACATTGTGTAGTTAAAATGGAACAGGGTTCCTTAACCCGAGGTCGCCCCACAAATCATTTACACGTCTTGGTTCTCTATCTTCCACCACAATTTCGACTCCGTTTATCTTAACAGGAACTCGTTTTTGTTCTAATGAATGTAATAAACCAATTCTAGCATAATATTCTGTTTTGTCTCTAAGTTCTTCTATTGCCAACTCCATTTCTGGTGGTGGTTGTTTATTACAAAAATGTTTGGCTTGAATTAGTTTTCCTGTTTGACAATCGAACTCACAAGTTGTTCTATCAGAACCGTCTTTAGTTCGAATAGAAATGATTATTGACGATTTCTTATCTGAATATGTTGCAACACAATGATGCATAAATGAACCCTCTTCATCATATTCTTCATCTCTCTTTAAAATATACGGATAAAATATATCTAATGTTTGTTCACCATCAGGTAATTCTATCTCAACATTAATTGGTTTTTCAACCTCCAATATCATTCTATCTACAAATATATATTCGGTCACCCACCCTTTTTTTATTAAGGATATTTGTTTTGATAATTCTCTATGTTCACCTTTAAACTCAATATAGGTTCTTGCCCTCATTTGTAAATCAGAAGTATATTTGCGTAACTTTTTTATCATATTAAAATGGTCTAAAAGTTCATGTTGTACAAAATCAAAATCAATAAATTCACTGCTATTAATAATTTTAACAATATTTTCTTTTTCGTTATCTGACAATATATATCCGTGCGTACTTTTATCTTTAATGAACATATTTTTTGTTGGGATATAATCTTTCATTTTTTCTACGTTACTTTTCTTAAAAAACTTCGGATTAATATTACCAACATATTTGGAATATTTCTCACCAAACAAATAACACAAAATACTTAATCCGAAGATGTCTAATTTTGTGTTGTCGTGTATTAATTTAATGGTTATTTTAGATTTAATTTTAAACATATCTAAAATAGATGCCATTAGTTTCCTTTCATTTTTTTTAAGATGTTTTTCCGTGGGATAAAAATTTTCAATCCAAAATTCGTAATTGTTTGATACTTTAATTTTTTTAACGTAGACAAATTTGGTCATTATCTTATTAAAAAAATCTTTACTAAAATGGTCTAACCCCAATGAATCTATAGCTACGTTTTGAAATTCTACATCATTAAACGATTCGTGGTACAAGTCATAGACATTAGAATTCTCGTTAATGTCTTTTTTTTCAAATAATCCACTGGTTTTTAATAATATCTTTTTTAATGAACTAAAACTATTTGTTCTAAACTGTTTCTTGGCAGGTAGTTTACTTCCTTTACTAATAAATAACGTGGTGAAATTACCTGTTACTAAATTAAATGTGATTGAAGAAACATTAAACATTTTTTTAAAATAAATTGCGTTTAATTTTCTTCTTTTGAAACCCTCATAAATTTTAATTGTAACTTTATCGCCATGTCGTCTTATTGACCTCTCAACGGTATGAATCGTTATATCGGAAAATGGGTTACCAAAATGTCTTTTGATTTGATTATCTTTTATGGTATCAAATGAATGGTCTTTACCCGAATACAAATAATTTAATTGGAAATTTTCCTGTACCTCATTGTTTTCTGAATGAAAGTAATGGGTTCTTTTTTTACCTCGTTTTTCGGGTAAACTGAATATAGTTCCTTTTATGTTGGTGCTAGTATTTTCAGCTAAAAATAACCCATCCAACACGTGTAAACTATCGATAAATGTGTTTATACTGTGATTTTTATCACATAATTTAGAATAATCCTTATAAGGGATAATAGTGGCGTAGTGAAACCTCTGTGTTAAGATATCTTCCATTTAGTTATTAGTTATCACAAATATACGAAAATAAATTATAAAATATTTATAAGGATAAATTTAATAAAATGGCAAAAGCAAAAGGTGGAACGGCTTCAATTAAGAAGACTTTCGGAAAAAGAAAAAAGGGTGTTTATAAAAAGAGTTATGGTCCTAAAGCCCAAAAACCTAAAAAATACCAAGGTCAAGGTCGTTAATTACTTAACAGAGCTTTTATTGGGGGATGTGATTCATATCCTTCCAATAAAATCTGATGGGGTTGTAAATTCTTTATAAACTCATCAAATGTATCTCTATGGTGTTCAAAGTGTGCTAATACAAGTGGGCTAAAGTTTAGTGTAGGTAAATTTTTATATGGTTCCCTACCAATTTGTTCCTTAGCTTGTTCTATATGATTAGAATATAAATGAACATCCCCTAAATTACCTATTAAATCTTCTGGCATCATATTAACCTCTCTACCAAGGATTTCTAATAATAAACCATATGATGCGATGTTAAATGGTAATCCTAAAAAAGTATCTACTGAACGCTGATTCCACATTAATGATATTGCTCGTTCAGGTATTCTACATGATTGTAACTCTTCACTTAACCCACCACCAAATGGTGCTAAATCATATACCATTAATTTAAATTTCTCATCACCAACTGTCTTCTTCAATAAATCCCATCTCTCTTCTCCCGTTAATTTTCTCGTATAAACTTGAAACCCGTAATGGCATGGTGGTAAAACCATTTGGTCTAACTCACCCACATTCCAAGCGTTTACCATTAATCTTCTACTATCAGGATTTGTTTTTAGTTCATTGATTAGGTTTGAGATTTGGTCTATATTTTTTGGACTCCAATCTTCTTGCCAAAATTGACTAGTATCCACACTTTCCCATTCTCTCCATTGTTTACCATAGATTGATCCTAAATCACCAAAATCTTTTGCAAATTCGTCGTCCTGAAGAACCAATTCTTCAAATTCTTTTACATCTGCAACATCACCGCAATTATCATATTGTTTTTTTATTTCTTTGGTTTCTCTATAACGTTTATATGCGTCACCTGTCCAAATGTGGCAATCGTTTTCTAAAAGGTATTTGATATTAGTATTTCCTTTTAAGAACCAAAGTAGTTCTGTTACCATTGTTTTGAACGATACTTTCTTTGTAGTAAGTAAAGGAAACCCTTGTGACATTTTATGTTTAATTTGTCTACCAAATACCGATATTGTACCTGTACCAGTTCTGTCCGTTTTTACGACTCCATTATCTAAAATATCTTCTAATAAATCTTGATATCTTTTATCTAATCTATTCATGTTTACCATTTTGGTATTTCTAATCTTTTTATGTTATCTTGTTCGTCTTGTCTGTTGAAATATTCTTTATGAGCTAAAATTCTATGAAACACTCTATATGATTGTGGTTCGTAAATTTTTAAATGGTTAACCCCATATTCATATTCAAATATAATTTCTTCATATCTTTTTTCTTTACTATCAAAACCATCTGATAGTATTTTATTTTCCATTTGTAATTCGTTAACTAAATTTATTAACGAATCTTCCTTACAGATTGTGGTTACTACCACGGGTGTGGGTTTATCATTAAAATACATTAACGAAACCAACACACCGAATAGGGATACAATCGCCCCCATTATTAATACACTTCTATCTTTATTCTCCATATTAATAAATTTTTTGTATCTGAAATCCAACCATATATTGTAACCATCTAATAGTTAATCCCCATGATGGTGAAGTTTTACCGTCATCTAAGTACTCATCCTTGTCATAGTAAAATATAATCGCAGGTAAAATATACCAATGATGTTTTTTCTTATAAACAAAAAAATCTTTATAGTACTTATTTAACATTATAATATCTCCATTGAATTAATAATATCTCTTTCTTGAACTTGATCTATCACTTCTAAACCTTCAATTACTATACCAAAACAAGTGTGGTTTCTATCTAAATGTGATGTGTTGGTTCGACTATGACAAATAAAGAATTGTGACCCACCAGTATTTCTACCAGCATGTGCCATTGATAACACACCTCTATCGTGATATTGTTTCTCAGCATTTACTTCACATGGAATGTTGTAACCTGGTCCACCTGCGCCAGACCCATCTGGACAACCACCTTGGATTACAAAATCTGGAAGTACTCTATGAAAGTTTAATCCATTATAAAATCCTTTGCTGATTAAATCTTTAAAGTTATTAACTGTGATTGGGGTTTCGTTATCATATAACTCTACAATCATATCCCCTTTACTTGTTGAAATTTTTACTTTGCTCATTTGTTTATTTTATTTATTCTGTTATTGTTGTTGAATAATCTCCAACTTCGATTGTTATCGAATTGATACCACCATTAAATTCATACCAAGAATCATTTATGTCTCCCTGATTATACATATCCCATTCACTTGGTGCGAGTTCTTGCTCTTCTTCTGTTAATGGTGAGTCCCACTCAAGGTCATAAAAACTTGTGTCACCATCTCTTGTCTCAATTAATTCCAAACCACTGAAATCTTCATGAGTCATTTCAGTTATATTTTTGTTTCTTATTAATTTAACTAATTGAAAAACATCCATCTCGGTTGTTTTTAGTTCACCACTTCTCCAATTAATATCTGCGGATATTGAATAACTATTACCTTCCCAACCACCACTAACATAAAGTGTTTCAGTTAAACATTTCCTACCAAATGATAATGTAATAGTTAAACTATCATTATTCATATAGTTTTTTAAATCTCTAATAATTTTAGGATATTGAGTTGGTTTTCTAGACATATCAATTCTTTTTACGGTTTCTAATATAATCTAACACAATGTTAAACGAACCCAAACTAATTGCTCCCCAACCAAAATATTTAACTAACTCTGGGTCGGCATTTTTGATACCATATTTCTCCACCAATATTCCCGTTAGTATCATCATTATGTATACGATTTCTCTTATTTTAATCTTCATTGTTAATTTTTTACTAATATAAAATTTTATTTTGATAAATCCAAATAATTATAGATATGTCTGTACACATTAATAATAAAACCTTCAATGCTGAGTATCTATCAACCCCAGAAGATATTCGTAAGGGTATGATGGGTCGTGAGTCATTGGATGGTTGTATGGTCTTTAAAATGGGTAAGGGACATCATTCATTTTGGATGAAGAATTGTCTTATTCCACTTGACATCGTATTTGTCCTTAACAATCGAATCAGTCGTATCCACCCAAACTGTCCCGTTGAAGATTCACATAGAATGACACCTCCTCATTACACCGGTATTGGTGACCACGTAATTGAATTCCCATCAGGAACATCAGATGGTTGGAGAGTTGGTGACCGAGTTGCTATGTACTTAGGGTCTCCTCAAAATCCTGTTCGATAGAGTAAGGTTCAATGTTTGAAAAATCGTATTTAACTTTTGGTTTAGTTTTTTGAAACACCCAAAAATAACTGTGATATTTCCGTGCATGTTCTTGTTTAGTCCATTTAGTCCCAAAACTATTAATTCTTAAATTTGCAACTAAGACAAACAAATCTTTAGGGTAAAATCCTAACTCCATTGCCATGTTCATAACCATTGAGTGGGTAAAATGGTTCTTACCACCTGAAACCGTGTCTTGACATTTGAAAACAACCAAACCATCTTTTTCGGTTATTCTATACAATTCCTTCAATGTATTATAATAATTCTTCATTAGATGTCCATAGGTTTCATATCCCTCATAACGTTTAGCAATAATAGAACTACCCTCTTTATTACCTCTATATGACTTACCCGCTATTACAAATGGAGGGTCGTACATAATACTCTTCATACTTCCATCCTCAAATGGTAAATGTTCCGAACTTGCCTCAATAATTGTGTCATTTTTGGGGAATAAATCTGATTTAAACTTTGGTGTTGGGAGTTCCTTCCAAAAATTTCCAGTAGAATAGGTACAATCTAAATCGAAACAATCGATTTTATGTAACTCCATTATGTTTTTAATCACTTCGTAATTGGTGTTATAAACACTTTTTATCGGTTTGAAGTCTTTTTCCATTTGTTTTTTAATATTTTTTATGTATACTTTAGTAAAATATAAGAAATAAAAAACAATAAACCAAAATATTTATAAAAAAAGAAATACTATGGCCTGCGGATGTAAAAAAAAGAACCAAGAAGCTCCAGCTCAACCGGCTCCAGCAACAATAAGATTAACAGAAGTGATGACACCGGTACCGACATCAATACCTACGGCACCTTCAACACCTAATCAATAATATCGTCTTAATAAACGATTAAATGAAATATCGTCTTAACTGACGATATTTTTTAACCATTATAATATATATAAAAATATATACTTGAATATGAAAGTAGAAAAAAAATTAACGAGTGTTCATGTCTTAGAAGACATCTACAGAAAATTTAAAATTAATGCCATAGATGGTAATATTAATTTACAAAAATTGGTAAATAGGTCTTTAGATTTATATATAAAAGATGAAACCTACAGAAATAAAATAAACAATTATACTGATTTGTCAGTAAGTGGATCAAAATATTAATATATTGAAAAAGAGAATATTATTGTTATCGGACGATTTAAGAATGACTTCAGGTATCGCCACCATGTCAAAAGAATTTGTTTTAGGTACTCTTCACAAATACGATTGGTTACAATTAGGTTCGGGTATTAACCATCCCGAAGTTGGTTCTGTGGTTGACATAAACGAAGATGTTAGGAAACGTACTGGAATTAAAGATGCGGACTTAAAAATAATACCTAATAATGGTTATGGTGATATACATACACTTAGAAAATTATTAAAAGAAGAAAGGATAGATGCTATTTTACACTTTACAGATCCTCATTATTGGCAATGGTTATATGAGAATGAGCATGAGATAAGACAACAAGTACCAATTTTATATTATCACATATGGGATAATTTACCTGACCCATTTTATAATAGAAATTTTTATGAGAGTTGTGATTGGTTGGGTTGCATATCTAAACAGACATATGGTATTGTTCATCGCGTTGGTAAATCAAAAAAAGAATTGACATATAAACCATTAGAAGATTGGCAAATTAGTTATGTTCCTCATGGTATTAATCCTGATGTTTTTAAACCAATCGACGAAGTTCCTGTGGATGTTAAAAACACTTTATTTCAAAATAGACAATATGATTTTGTTTTATTTTATAACAGTAGAAATATAAGAAGAAAACAACCAAGTGATGTTATCTATTCATTTAAATTATTTTGTGATAATCTACCTAAAGGTGAAGCCGATAGATGTTTACTTTTAATGCACACAAGTCCTATTGATGAGAATGGTACAGATTTACCGGCAGTTAAAGATGCTGTTTGTCCTAATTACATGGTAACATTTATAAACACAAAAATTGAACAGAGTCAATTAAATGAAATCTATAATTTAGTTGATTGTACAATCAATATTGCAAACAACGAAGGTTTTGGTTTAGGTACCGCAGAAAGTATTATGGCGGGTACTCCAATCATTGTAAACGTTACTGGTGGTTTACAAGACCAATGTGGGTTTGATTACACGGCAGATGATTATATCGAAATTGGTTCATTGCATGATAAGAAGAAATTTGGTGATACTCCTTCAGGTGAATGGGTAATTCCAGTTTGGTCATCAGCTAGTAACATTAATGGTTCGGTAATGACCCCATACATCTTTGACGACAGAGTTAATGATTATGATGTGTCAGATGCCATTATGAAAATGTATAAAATAGGTAGAGAAAAAAGAAAAGAGTGTGGGTTGAAAGGAAGAGAATGGGCAATTAAAAATGTTTCATCTAAAGTTATGTGTGATAGTATGATTGATGGCATTGAAACCACATTTAAAAATTATAAACCAAAAAAGAATTTTAATTTATATAAGATAGTATAATATGAATAAACAAACATTATTATTTAGAGGTCCGGTTAAATCAAGAAGTGGATATGGTTCACATTCAAGAGATTTGTTAGAAGCGTTGTATCAAATGGATATATACGACATAAAAATTGATAGTTGTTTATGGGGAAATACTCCAATGAATGCTCTTGAAAAAGATAATGAATTTCATAAATGGATAGTTGAAAATTCAGTATCAGAATTTAATGGTTTACCAGACATATATGTTCAAGTAACCGTACCGAATGAATTTCAACGTTATGGTAAGTTTAATATTGGAATCACTGCAGGTATTGAAACCACGTTAGCTCCCAAAGATTGGATTGATGGGTGTAATAGAATGGATTTAATTATTGCTACTTCTAATTTTTCAAGAGATGTTTTATTAACAACGGTTTATGACGAAAAAGAAAAAAATAGTGATAAATTAGTAAAACAACATAGAATTGAAAAACCCATAGAAGTTTTATTTGAGGGTGTTGACACTAACATTTATAATAATGTTGTTAACCCATCTTTTGAATTAGATATTAAGGAAGATTTTGCATATCTTTTTGTTGGTCATTGGTTAAAAGGAAATATAGGTCAAGATAGAAAAGATGTGGGTATGTTGATTAAAACATTTGCTGAAACATTTAAAGATAAAACTGAATGTCCTGCACTTATTTTAAAAACATCGTCAGCCGTATTTTCAGTAATTGAACGTGAATCGTTCAGGAAAAAAATTAAGAGTATTTTAACCGGTATAAACAATCCACCCCCAATATATTTGTTATTTGGTGACCTAACAAATAAAGAGATGAATGATTTATACAATCATCCAAAAATTAAATCAATGGTATCAATAACCAAAGGTGAGGGATTTGGTAGACCTTTATTAGAATTCACAATGACAGGTAAACCAGTGATAGCATCTAATTGGTCAGGACATAAGGATTTTCTATCAATGGAAAGTTCAGTAATGATTGGTGGGTCTTTGACCGAAGTTGATGATAGTGCAGTTGATAATTTTATACTAAAGGGTTCAAAATGGTTTACTGCCAATTATGATGAGTTTTCTCAGGTTTTAATTTTAGTTAAAGAACAATATGATAAATTTTTAAATCGTTCAGAAGTGTTGAGAATTGAAAATTCAAATAAATTTTCATTGACTAAGATGAAAGAAGTGTTCTCATCCTTAATTCAAAGTAAAGTAATGGTACCAACTAAAGTAAATTTAATATTACCTAAATTAAATAAAATACAGGGTAAAATTTAAAAATTAACTATGGATTTTAAATTTTTTATAGGTAAACAATATGAGTTAGAACCAACACAATTATTATCATTAAGACGTAATGATTTTAAATTTTTTCATGGGTTAGTTAAAGGAAGAACGACAGTTGTGTGGATGCCTGAAACTGATGGTAGAGATTATTATGGTTTGGATGTTGAACAAGAATTAACAAGACTAATGTCAAGAGAAATTGCTCGTGGAATTGATAATGAAATTATTAATAGACTAACAGAATTAATGAGCGATGAGGGTAATCAAATAGTTGAAAGAAATGTAAATGCGGATTACCTACAACGTTATTTAAATATGGGAGGGAACGTAGCATGAAATGTGATAGACATATTTGGGACACAGTCAATAATGAGTGGTGTTGGAGGTGTGAGGAATTAACATTAGAAGAAAATAAGAAAAAATATAACAATAAAATGGAGGCTTTAGATTTTAAACATTTTAAAAATCAACTAAATAAAGGAACAATTATACCTGAAAAACTTTACTATATATTACAGGAAGAATTAGATAATGGAGAAGATAAACTGACTTTATTGAGTCATGATATTGAGGATGATTTACCCAATTATCAATTTATTAAATTTGGTTTAAATTCATTATGGCCAATCGTTAAAAAATAATTATGAAAATAAGCTTTGCAATTACAGTATGTAATGAATTAGAAGAAATAAAAAAATTAGTTCCATTCATACTTGAACATAAAAGAATTGGGGATGAGATTGTCATATTATATGACGATAAAAATGGTAATCCTGAGATATTGGATTTCTTACTTCCATTTAACATTAAACCAAATGTTCAAACATGGAGATGTTTTGATTGGAATAATAATTTTGCAGATTGGAAAAATATATTGAATGGTTATTGCGAAGGTGATTACATTTATCAAATAGATGCTGACGAAATTATTAGTGAGTATATGATTAAAAATCTATATCAAATATTAGAAATGAATTCTAACGTAGATTTAATATTTGTTCCTCGTATTAATACCGTTAATGGTATAACCCAAGAACATATTGATAAGTGGGGTTGGAGAGTTAATGAGAATGGATGGATAAATTTTCCCGATTCTCAAGGAAGAATATACCGTAAAGGTATGAGTTGGTACGGTAAAGTGCATGAACGAATAATAGGTGGTCAGAAATTTTCATCATTACCATTAGATGAGGAATATTGTATTCAACATCATAAGACAATCGAACGTCAAGAAAAACAAAACAATCTATATAATACAATATGAAAATTTTAATTACTGGAGTTGCTGGTTTAATTGGTTCAAGACTTGCAGATTATATTATCATGAATCAACCAGATGTGTACATAGTTGGTATTGATGATTTAAGTGGTGGATACATTGAAAATGTTAACCCAAAAGTTGAATTATGGCAAATGAATTTAATAAACGGAAACATTTCAGAATGTTTTGAAAGACATCAATTTGATTATGTTTATCATATGGCAGCGTATGCTGCTGAAGGGTTATCTCCATTCATAAGGAGTTACAACTACCAAAACAATTTAGTTGCCACATCTCGTATTATCAATGAATGTATAATACATAATGTTAAAAGATTAATCTTCACATCCACAATGGCCGTTTACGGACATGGTAATGGTGACATATTTGATGAGACTCAAGTTCCTTGTCCGGTGGACCCATATGGTATTGCAAAGTATGCGTGTGAAATGGACATTAAAGTTGCTGGTGAACAACATGGGTTGGATTGGTGTATTGTACGTCCACATAATGTTTATGGTGTTAAACAAAACATATGGGACAAATATCGTAACGTATTAGGTATTTGGATGTATCAACATATGAATGGTGAACCAATGACAATTTTTGGTGATGGTATGCAAAAAAGGGCGTTTAGTTATGTTGACGACTGTTTGGAACCTCTGTGGAAAACATCTCAACAAGATAATTGTTCAAAAGAAATCATTAACCTTGGTGGTACCATTCATTATACAATTAATGAAGCAAATGAGATTTTAAAAAATGTAATCAAGGGTGGTGAAACAATATATAAGGAACAAAGACATGAAGTTAAAAATGCGGTACCCACTTGGCAAAAATCTGTAGATTTATTGAATTATAAGGATGAGACTTATTTACACGATGGTTTAGTTAAAATGTGGAAATGGGCTCAAAATCAACCCAATCGTGAAAGATTTGTTTGGGAAAATTATGAAATTTCTAAAGGAATTTATGAATTTTGGAAAAAATAACGTATATTATATTATAAATTAAAAAAGATGAAAAAAGAAATCCCTTTATTTAAAGTTTTTATGGCTGACACTGCAGCTGAAGAAGTAGGAAAGGTACTAAACAGTGGTTTTATTGGTCAAGGAGCTAAAGTTGATGAATTCGAAATTCAATTAAATGATTATTTTCAACACCCATACATTACAACATTAAATTCGGCAACTTCTGCCGAACACTTGGCGTTGCATTTAATTAAAAAACCAAATGTTTTTACAAAGGCCGATGGTTATGGTGTAAGAGAAAATCTTTGGGAGGGCATTGAAGAGGGTGATGAAGTTTTAACAACACCATTAACCTGTACCGCAACTAACTGGCCAATACTTGCTAATAATTTTAAAATTAAATGGGTTGACATTGACCCAAATACATTAAACATGGACATGGATGATTTGGAAAGAAAAATCACTAAAAAGACTAAAGCCATTATGGTAGTTCATTGGGGTGGATACCCAAATGATTTAGAAAGACTTAGACAAATTCAAGAAAAATCAATGCGTTTATATGGATTTAAACCTGCCGTTATTGAAGATTGTGCACATTCGATGGGTAGTAAGTATAAAGGTAAACTAATAGGAACTCATGGTAACATTTGTACCTTTTCATTACAAGCAATCAAACACATTACATCTGTAGATGGTGGTTTATTATTTTTACCTCACCAAGACTTAAACAAAAGAGCTCGATTATTAAGATGGTATGGTATTGATAGAGATAGTCCAAGAAAAGATTTTAGATGTGAAGCCGATATTGAAGAGTGGGGATTTAAATTTCATATGAATGATGTTAACGCAGCAGTCGGTATTGAGAATTTTAAACATGTGGATGAAATTGTTGGTAAACATAAGGCTAACGCAAAATATTATGATGACAAGTTAAAAAATATACCAGGTTTAACATTATTAGAAAGGAATCCTGATATGGAAAGTGCGTTTTGGATTTATTCAATACTTGTTGATAGAAAAGGTGACTTCATGAGATATATGAAGGAGTGTGGGATTGCAGTTTCCCAAGTACATGAAAGAAATGATATACATACTTGTGTTAAAGAATACCGTTCATTGTTACCAAATTTAGATAAGACCATTGGTCGAGTAATTTCAATACCTATTGGTTGGTGGTTAACTGACGAGGATAAAAAATATATAGTGGATTGTATTAAAAAAGGATGGTAATGGATAAAGTGATTGACGAATCTTTTTTAAAATCAGATGTAACGGAATTTGCGTTAGGTTATGATAGAGTTAAAAACCATACTTGGTATGATAACTTAAATTATTTAGTTGACTTATCTAAAGGGTATTTCAGTGACGATGATTTTATTATGGATTACTCTTGTGGTACCGGTATATTTTCTGAAAGATTACTAAAATCATCTATTAGTTGTCCGAGAATTTTAATGATGGATTCATCTCCAAAATATCTTAAATTATCATATGATAAATTTGGTAATAATTATAAATTCTTTTTTAGATTAATGAAATATCTAAAAGAAGAAAATAGATTACAAACCATTGATGAATCCATGGGTAAAGACTATAAAGAACTGTTAGATGGTATCATTTGTACCAATGCCATTCATCTTTATCCAACAATTTCAGATACTATAAAATCTTGGGATAAACTATTGGTTAAAGGAGGTAAGCTATTAATTAATTCTGGTAACATATTCAACCCATCTATGGATAATGAATCAAAACTAATAGATCAAACCGTAAATGAAATTGCTAAATTATCATATAAAATTGTTAAAGAAACATCGAAATATTCAAAATATTGTGATTTAATTAATGACGTTGATTATATTAAAAAACACGATTCATTAAGGGATAAGTATTTTTTACCAGTTAAGAATATCGAATATTATACCGATGAAATTTTAAAAAACAATTTTAAAATTTTAGAAATAAAGACAATAAATATTGACGCAAGAGTTGATGAATGGTTTGAGTTTTTAAAAGTATATCACGAAGGTATTATAAGTTGGGTTGGGGGTGCAAATAAAATAACCGGTGTTGACCCAAAAGAGGATGAGATTGAGGATAGGATTGATATAATAAAATTAGCTTTAAATGAAATGTTTAATAATAACAACGATTTCAAAGCATGTTGGAATTATATAATTTGTGAAAAAATATGAGTAAATGTGCTAAAATAATCTGTACATATTTTGGTGAAAGAAGAACTCATGTCTATAATAATCCAAAAGATATGATGTCATTTTTTTTAAAGATGATGAAAAATGAGGTTAGTATTGATATGGGTATTGATACGGACATTATTTTAGTTAACAATATTTGTAGAAATCCAGCAATAAATGACGGAGTAAATCGTTTTAATAATAATAAAACAAAAAATGGTAAGGTAATTGTTGAACAAAGAGAAAACATTGGTGGGTCTTTTGGCTCATATTTTGATATGTTTGAAAAGTATTCGTCAGAATATGATTATTTCTTTTTTTGTGAAGATGATCATATAATTTTTAAAGAAGGTTATATGAAAGATTTTGTGGACTTTATTGACTCAGATGATAAGGTTGGGTATGTTGCACTTGCTCCTGTTACTTTACCTGGTCTACTTGGACTACCAATACATTCTGGTGGAGGTATTGGGTTAACATCAACCAAAAATTTTAACAAGGTGTATGGTGAAGGCTCAAAATGTAATTTTAGAAATGAAATGAAACATAATCAACCGTATCATTTCTTACAAAATTATGAAAGTAGATTTAACGCCAATTTTATATCACATGGTGGGTTTGATATTAAAAATCACCCAAAATATTCTTGTATTCCAAATAACTATAAAAATTTTGAATCTAACTACATAAATTATTTAAACGAAGAGAATTTACAAAAAGAGTTTATTTATAATGTAGGAGAATAATATTAAAATATGAAAAATTATATACAAAACTCAGAAGAAATGAATTGGCCATGGGTGGAATCCCCATTTTTTAGTGAGTTATTAAAAAATCAAGACTTAACTGATGAACAAAAAGACTTGGCCACTAAATTTAACAAGGACGGTTATGTTGTTATTGATTTAGGATTAACTGACGATGAAATTGAACAATGTAAACTTGATGTTAATTTTTTAAATAATAAGGATGATGCCAATATTCAAAATCCAAGATACCATTACTCACAAGGTAAGAGAATATTTGAGGCTTGGAAAGAATGTGAATCTTTATTATGGTTGGCAAATCACCCTAAGGTATATGATACATTAAAGATGTTATATAAAAGAGAACCATACCCTTTTCAAACAATAACATTTAATTATGGATCTAATCAACCATTACATAGTGACACAATACATTTTGATTCAATGCCACAAAGATGGTTATCTGCTGTGTGGGTTGCACTTGAGGATATGACTGAAAATAACGGTTCCTTACTATATGTTCCTGGTTCACATAAATTACCCATATTTGATTTTTATGACTTAAAACTTAAATGTGCGGGGTTTGATGACCAATTTGATTCTTACGCTGAATATGAAGAATTCATTAGGAAATTAGTTGAGGTTGGTAATTTAAAAACCGAACCATTGATTTGTAAAAAGGGACAAGCTCTTATTTGGTCTGCTAATTTAATACATGGTGGTGACATAATTAGAGACCCCAATAGTACTCGTTACTCTCAAGTAACCCATTACTATTATGATGATTGTGATGTATATCATTCTCCGATGTTTTCTGAAAGATGGAAAGGTAAATTCGCACATAAAGATTTAGTATCAAAAAATATTAGAGACCATAAAATAAATAAAAATGATTAAAATAGATAATGTTGGTATTATTGGAATTGGTTCATACGTTCCTGAAAAAATATTGACAAATGAAGATATTGATTCATCGGGTATTGGAACTGATTCGTCTTGGACAAAGGAAAAATTAGGTATTGAGGAAAGAAGAGTTGTTGTGGATGAAAACCCATCAGATTTAGCATATCACGCAGCAATTGCGGCAATTAAAGATGCTGGAATTGATAAGGAAGAAATTGATTTAATTATTGTTGCAACCTCAAGTCCAGATAGAATATCACCATCTACGGCCTGTATTATGGCCAAGAGATTAGATGTTAAAAAACCTGCGTTTGATATAAACGCCGTATGTACTGGATTTGTGTATGGTATTCAACTCGCAACCAATTTAATTAGTACCAAACAATATAAAAAAATATTGTTAATTGGTGCCGATGCTTATTCTAAAATAACAGATTGGACTAAAAGAGATTGTGTATTCTTTGGGGATGGTGCTGGTGCGATTATATTATCTGAAGTTAATGGTGGATGGATTAGTACTGACATATTCGGTGATGCAAATGGTAAGGAAGCCTTTACTTGTCATCATTCAGGTAAGTTTAGAATGGACGGTAAAGCGGTTTATGAATTTGGTACAAGCACACTACCTAAAACAATTAAGAACTCATTAGATCAATTACAAATACCTAAAGAAGATGTTGCTTGGATAATTCCACATCAACCTGGTCATAGAGTTTTATTAAAAACTGCAGAACTTCTTGATTTCCCTTTAGATAAAATGGTTTTTAATATGACAAAGTTTGGTAACACCGCAGGTGCGTCTATACCAATGGCTTTAGATTCGTTATATAAACAAAACAAAATTAATAGTGGAGATATTTTAGTTCTACC